TAAAAGAAACACCAAAAAAGGATTTAAGAAATTTTACTTTAGATCATAAATTAAAACTTAGACAGGATGACCCTCTTTACTATGTTTTAGAAAATGATATTGACTTGATGTCAAACCACATTTATTTATTTGGAATTGAATCATATAGCTATGGTGCTGGTAGTGATTTCACAAAAGAGCCGGGAGTTGAATATATAATGGCGAATAAATTCATACGTAATTTAAATATGTGTATGAGAAGAAATCCAGAAAAACCATTATTGATACATATGAAAACTTGTGGCGGTGATTGGACAGAAGGTATGGCAATATATGATGCAATTAAAGCCTTTCCTTGGCCTGTTACAATACTTAATTACAGCCATGCAAGATCAATGTCCAGCCTAATATTTCAAGCTGGTAATAAGCGTGTAATGATGCCAAATAGTTATTTTATGTTTCATGATGGGACTTTTGGTATAGAAGGAACTGTTAAACAAGTACGTTCAGCCGTTAAATTTGATGAATTATCTGAAAAAACCATGCTGGATATTTATGCTAAATCAATGAAATATCATGGTGAATTATCAGATAAATCGTTGGATAATATAAAAAAATGGCTTCGTGTCCGTATGGATAAAGAGGAAGATGTATATTTAACCTCTGACGAAGCTGTAAAATATGGCCTAGCCGATGAAATTTTCGATTCAAATTGGGCTAGTTTGACACAATATACTGAACTACAATTACAAAGATAATTTGGAATTATCAAAACATTCCCTATATTTACAGTTCTATAAGCTAAACTTAAACAAGTAAAACAATGGCAAAATTAAAAACCAAAAAAACAACACCTAAAAAATTTAAAGTGTTGACTGCATTAAAGTCTGGTAAGACCGTAACACGTAAAAATGCACAATCTCAATTTAAGGTAAAGAATTTGAGAGCAACAATTTTTGATCTTCGTACAAATGGTGGATATAATAAAAATATCCTAACTGGCGAGAATAAAGATGGTAGTGTAAAATATACTTGGAAGAACTAATTCCAGATTTCAGTAAAAACAAAAAGACCGAGAAAGCGAAATCTCGGTCTTTTTTTTCTATAACTAATCCTCTAAGGTAATAAAGGCTATTAATAGTTGTGGATACATGTAAATGGTTGTACTGTAATCTTAACCATTTGTAATCCATCATCCTCTTGTGAATTTTCACCGAAGTCTGCATCGGTAATCATACACTCTCTCATTTCCCATTTTTCAACTTCGACACCTGTTGGGTCTAATGCTTTCAAAATGAGAGTTTTTTTGTAACCTGCTGCGTAACCCATACGACCTGTCAATGATTCAAATTCAAGACGAACCCATTCCATTAATTGAGTACTGGTTGACGGTCCTTGCGTGTCGATGAACTCAATGTCAATCGGTTGCCACTTGCCTTTACCTGCAACGTAGTTCACTGTGTTAATCCAATGTACTTCAACTGGATTAATGTTGATCTTAGGTCTTGTAACTGATTGTACTTTCCATACTTCAATTCCAAGTTCAGTAGGAAACTCTAAAATGAATCTATTTTTTCTTTTAGGTTCGAAGTCTACTGGTATGCCTCTTAGTAATTCTGCCATTATATTTTTATTTCAATATTTTAATGTTATTCCTTTTTGATACTTATAAATACAGCCTTTTAAATATTAGCAAAGTTTGCACCAGAAGGAGTTATAGTAAAGGTCAATCCAATAAACTCAACTGCACTAGTTGGCTTTATAAAGATTTCACCATACAATTCATTTCTATCTTTAGATTCAGGAGTGTTGTTTGAACCATCCATTACAATCTTAAAGTCTTGAACGCCTCTTTCTCTTTTAACTGTTTCCAAAATTGGATTTGTCTTAGCCAAGAATTCATCGATAGTTGCTTGATCGTTTTGTTCGAACAATAATCTTGTAGCCACGTTAGAGATCAACACCTTCAATTGAAGAAGTAATCTTCTTACGTTAATTCTATCCAATGCAGAATCTTTCTTTTGTAATGTTTTTTGTCCGAAGATTGCTACACCTACATCAGGGAATGTTGCCATTGGATTAATTCTACCAGCATAAAGAATATCTCTTTCTTCAAGTGATAATTTTCTTCTTGTTCTGATTGCATCAGTAACACCTCTTTGCAAACCAGCAGGAGCAAACCAAGGGAACTTAACGTTGTCAGTGAAAGCAATTGCTTTAACAACTTCGGCAGTTGGTGGAATGTAAACATTCTGGTTATTAATTTGATCTCTGATTTGAATCCAAGGATAGAACACTGCACTATAATTTGAATCTAGGTCAGCAGTATCAAGAAGATCAACAATATCAGTTGCCAATGAAGGAGTATCTGCAAGATCAGGAGCGTCAATAATATATAATGAGTCGGCTCTTTTTTGTTCAATCATATCGATTGTATCAGTAACGATAACCAAGTTATCAGAGAAATTGATACCCGGAGTAGCAAACAAGTTAATTGTTACTTCTTCACCGTTAGCGAATGTATTAATAGCAGTTTCCCATGCTTGGAAGTCGTTACTTGGTGTTGCACCATTAGGTACACCATCAAATATTCCACCTTTTCTGAACAAGTCAGTATTGCTTCTTCTTACTCTGTGTTCATCCCATGCATCAAAACCACCATAAGGAACAAAGCTGAATTTTCTTGCAGATTTGTTACTGTAGATATTGTTTGGATTAGTTATGTCAGATGCAGTCTGGAATGTAGCAGCACCAGTTACAAATGAACCGATTAGGGTTGATCCGTCAAAGTATGTTGTTGCGGTTGCAGTTGCATCCATGTGGTAACCTTTGGTTTTCACATAACCCAATGGAGCATTACCATTAGTTGAACTAATGTCTAAGCCATTGTAGTTGTAGAAGTTCTGGTCTATACCAGTACCTTGTAAATTTGTACCGTCAAATGCTCTTTCAGAAATACCTAAGTATGTTCTGTTCAATTTGTCTGACTGTAAGTAGTTTGCTTTGTAAAGAACTTCTGGTGATTGACCATTAACAACTGAACCAGTTGAACCACTTGCCCAATCGAAGATTACGTAACCTTCGAAACCAGCAGGAAATGAATCTTGTGGTGCATTTTGATCAATATCAAGCATGATATAATTACCTTGAATGGTGAACTCACCATCGATAGTACCAACACGGTTACCAACGTAATTATTCAAGCCCTTTTGCATTGTACATCTTGAATATGATTCAAGAACCGATACATTAGTATCAGTATCATAGAAATCACGAATAATGATGTCAAACTCTTTACTGATTGGATCAATATTTTGAATTGAAATTTTAATTTCTTGATTTGCAGAATTACCATCAGAGATAGAAACAAACTTGAATAATCTATCAATTTTGTTACCTCTAAGTTCTGAAACAACCCAAGGAGTCTCAGGTGTTTTAAACGTATCTTTATAATTGTTGAACACAGGAGTGTTTGCATCAATGATTGATGTACTTACGCCATAAGCTACTCCGTCTGCGTCTAGTTTTCTGATCAAATCAGGATAAACTGCTTCAACATATATCTTTGTGTTTTTACCTTTTGGTTTATCACCAAGAACGTTGGTGATGAATTCTCTTGAGTCTGGATTTAAAGACACAATATAATCTTCGGTGTTAGTTACACCAGTACCTGCTCTCAATGTGAATTTAGCAAAGAAATCGCCAGAACCGATAGTAGTACTATTGGCAATCATTTGAAGTTGTGTTGCATCAAAAGTTGTAATTGGTAAACCATCTACAACATCTTCAACAGATGCTCTTGATCTAACAATTGCAACAACCATTCCTTCGTATTTTGATAATGAAGAACCTGTAACAGTACTTACAACCAAGTTAACATTACCAGCACCATTAAGTAATGATGTTACAGTAAAGTCTCTTATAATTGTAGTGAATTGAGTTGGACTTGTTTTAGTGTATCCGGTAAAGATTGTTCCGGTTTGTCCGATATTTGTAATTGTAGTACCTAAATATACGCTACCAGTGAATGAAGCAGAAGAAGTTCCAGTAGAAGTAGTCGATGTTGAATTAAGATCAACACCAGCACTTACTTTTAATCCCCATGCATGACCAGCATCGTAACCTGATAATCCAAGTACTCTAGTGATGACCAATTGGTCTGACTCGTCCATATATGCATTAGCAACATATGGGAGTTGATATTTTAAATCTCCATTTGGATACTTTTCGATTGACTGACTACCAAATCTAGCAGAAAGATTACCTTTATCGGTTACTGCGATTGGTTGAAAAGCAGGACCTTTAGTGGTCTCACCGACCAATCCAAGGGTAGTCAAACCAACGTTTTTAGAAACGAATGATAGGTCTCTTTCTTTAAATTTAAGTCCGGGAGATACGAATACAAAGTTACTTGCCATGTTTTGTTATTGAATTTTAGTTTATTATTATTAAATTCGTTGCTGAATCAAACATTTTTTTATAAATACTTCCTTTACACCCAAAATCAGTATTTTTGTTAAATTGTATTTATAAAATATAACAGTCCAACTATGGCTAATAAATCCGTCAGAATACAAACCAATGCTGGTAGTACAGATAAATACGTTACCGTTAAACTAGAAAACGATGTCGATTTTTATGAAGTTCTATCACTTAAAATCAGTCAAAAAGACGTATACGG